AACCGAGAGAAGAAACCAAGCGTCCCTTATCCTTATGAAGGATTAAACAAAAAGCTTTATGGCTTAAGACAGGGAGAGCTTGTAACTTTGACAGGTGGTACAGGACTTGGTAAGTCTAGTGTGACTAGAGAACTAGAACATCATCTTATTAAAAGTACTACAGACAACGTAGGTATCATAGCATTGGAAGAAGATTGGAGACGTACCATTGATGGTATACTTTCTATTGAAGCTAATGCAAGATTGTATGTTGATGAAGAACGTGAGAAGTTTTCTAAAGAAGAACTAGATAGTATGTTCGATATGCTATACGATGGTGATAACCGAAACAGAGTATGGGTACATTCCCACTTCGGAACCAACGACATTGACGACATCTTTACTAAGCTACGCTTTATGATTATCGGTTGTGATTGCAGGTGGGTGGTCGTTGACCATCTACATATGTTGGTCAGTGCCGTCCATGATGGTGATGAGAGACGAGCTATTGATACGATTATGACTAGACTAAGAAGTTTAGTTGAAGAGACTGGTGCAGGTATTATTCTTGTATCACATCTAAGACGTGTTGATGGTAACAAAGGACATGAGAATGGAATTGAAGTAAGTCTCTCTCATCTACGTGGTTCAAACAGTATCGGACAATTGTCTGATTGTGTGATTGCTCTTGAAAGGAATCAACAATCCGATGACCCCGAAGAAGCTAGGACTACAAGACTTCGTGTACTTAAATCAAGATACACTGGTGATGTAGGACTTGCGGCTAGAGTTGTCTATGATAAAGATACAGGTAGATTAACAGAACTAACAGACGAGGACATTGAGTTTGACCCGTCCGCTGATGAGGCATTTTAATATGGATTTAGTATTTGATATAGAGACAGATGATTTACAGGCTACACTTGTACATTGTATTGTAGCTCAAGACGCAGACTCGGGTGAGATATTTAAATTCCCTCCTAACAAATTAGAAGAAGGATATAAGTTTCTCACTACAGCCGACAGACTAATTGGACATAACATTATTGGTTTTGATATCCCATTAGTGGAAAGGTTCGGTGGCGTTGACCTTAGTGGTAAAGAAGTTATTGATACTCTTGTTCTATCTAGATTATTTAATCCTGCTAGAGATGGTGGGCATAGCCTAGAGAGTTGGGGCTTTAGGCTTGGTCTTTCTAAGATTGATTTTACTGATTACTTAAACTACTCTAGTGAAATGCTAGAGTATTGTGTACGTGATGTAACTTTAAATACAATGGTATACAAAGCTTTACGCCATGAGTCAAAAGGCTTTAGTAAATCTTGCATTGAGATAGAACAATCAGTGGCTAAGATAATTAAGCAACAAGAAGTTAATGGTTTTAAGTTTGACATGAAGTCTGCTTTAACTTTATTGGCAGAGCTTAGAGAAAAGAAACAGTTGATTGAAGACGAGGTACACAATACGTTTAAACCTAAGTGGGTAGATACTAAGTTAGTTACGCCTTACATTAGGACGACAGATGGTCAGCTATCTAAGCGTGGTCTTACCGATGATGAATATGCAAGGTGTTTAAACACTCTCAACCATGAGCCTTTTATGAGACAGACATTACAGGAGTTTAATCTTGGCAGTCGTAAGCAGATAGGTGAGTACCTCATAGACTTTGGTTGGAAGCCTGATAGGTTTACACCTACAGGTCAACCTATTGTAGATGAGAAAACTTTATCAGAGGTTACTCATATTCACGAAGCAAAACTTATTGCAGACTTTCTTTTAATACAGAAACGTATTGCCCAAGTAGATTCTTGGGTTAGTTCTGTACGAGATGACGAACGAGTGCATGGGTTTGTTATACCTAACGGTGCTATCACTGGTAGAATGACACATAGAAATCCCAACATGGCTCAAGTACCTTCAGTGCATAGTCCTTATGGTAAAGAGTGTAGGTCTTGTTGGGTAGTGGATGAAGGCAATGTTTTACTAGGCGTTGATGCTAGTGGGTTAGAGCTAAGAATGTTAGCACACTACATGGACGATGACGAATATATTAAGGAGATATTAGATGGAGACATACACACAGCTAATCAAAAAGCTGCAAAACTTAAATCAAGAAATCAGGCAAAGACATTCATCTATGCACTCATGTACGGAGCAGGAGATGAGAAGCTTGGTAAAGTGGTCGAAGGAAATACAGCAGATGGTAAACGAGCTAGAGAATATTTCTTCGATAATAATCCTGCATTTAAATCTCTTAGAGATAGGGTTACGAGAGCATCAGCAAAAAAATACCTTAAAGGGTTAGATGGTAGGAAGCTCTACATTAGGAATACACATGCCGCACTCAACACTTTGCTTCAGGGAGCAGGTGCTATTGTTATGAAGAAAGCATTAGGTATATTAGATGACTTGCTTAGACTCAATACTATTGACTATAAGTTTGTTGCTAACATACACGATGAATGGCAGATAGAAGTTAAGGAATCTCAAGCTGAGTTTACTGGAGAACTTGCTGTTAAGAGTATCATACAAGCAGGAGAAGAATTTAATCTTCGTTGTCCTATGGATGGCGAATACAAAATAGGGAGGAACTGGAGTGAAACACATTAATAAAAATTGTTTAGATTGTAATGTAAAGTTAACTGATTTGAATTGGTATGAAACAGCAAATAAAAAATGTTATTATATATGTATGAGTTGTTATGGTTTAAGAAATAAATCTAGATTAACCATTCAAGGTAAAAGAGTCATGCCAGTTAATGCTATACACCCCTACCATAAAATCTATAAAACAAAGGGGTTGGTTTCAACATACGAAGCTATGGGAATTCTTACTTCTGAAACTAATAGTAATATTAATAGTTTAGAGTTTATTAAAAAAGAAAGCATTGCACTGTTTGATAAGGTTTCTTATGGAGAAGTTTATATAATTACAAACCCAGCTTGGAAAGGCTGGATTAAAATAGGCATGGCTATCGAAGCCGAGGACAGGCTTAAAGGTTATCAAACTTCTAGTCCGCTAAGAGATTTCAAATTAAAGTTTAAAAAATACTTTGACAATAGACGTATAGCAGAACAACAGGCTCATACTTTGTGTGCTAAGAAAGCACTTAAGCGTAAAGGAGAATGGTTTAAAGTGGACTTTAAAATAGCTAAAGATATTATTAATAACATGGAACTAAAGTGAAACCAAATACAGAAGATAGAAAAAAGTTTGACATTGACCTAGAGTATGGTACAATACGTGAAGATAAAATAGCAGAGATGCTAACAGGTAAAAAGATTGAGGTTAAATCTGAGAAAGATTTATGGCAGAAGTCCGGAAACATATGTATTGAATATGAATCATGGGGTAAGCCATCGGGTATCAGAGCAACCGAAGCTGACTACTGGTTTCATAATCTCTGTGTTGGTGATAATGAATTTTGTACTTTAGTTTTTAAGACTGATGTTTTAAAAACAATAGTAGAAAAATTAGATACATTTAAAACTATATGTGGAGGAGACCACAAAGCAAGTAAAATGTATTTATTAAATTTACAAAAGTTATTTTCAACCGATGTAATAAAAGCATTTAAGGAAGCAGAAAAAAATGAAAAAGAAAACAAAAACACTTGACACATTAGTCGAAGACATCTATAATAAGATAGGTGTACTTGCTGATGGTGAGCACATGGAACTAGACGAAGCCACTATAGATAAGTTTGGTGAGTCTATGAAAGAAGTTCTTTACAACTGGTCACACCCTGCACCACGAGGTAACGCTACCCTACGTATGTCTAACGTGGGTAGGAAAGAAAGACAGCTTTGGTACGACATGAAGACTGAAGGTACTCCAGAAAGGATGCCTCCTTCCCTGTTTATTAAATTCTTATATGGGCACTTGCTTGAGGAAGTTGTGTTGCTGTTAGTTAAACTAGCAGGACATGAGGTAACAGGAGAACAGAAAGAAATTACTGTCTCTGGTATCAAAGGACACATGGACTGTATCATTGATGGTGAAGTTGTTGATATTAAAACAGCATCCGGATTTGCCTTTAAGAAATTTAAAGATGGGACACTGGCAGAGAACGATGCGTTTGGTTACATGGCACAGTTAGCTGGTTATGAAGAAGCACAGGGTACAAGCAACGGTGGTTTCCTAGCTCTTAACAAAGAGTCAGGAGAGTTAGCTTTCTACCAACCTGATAACTTTGATAAGCCTAACATCAAAAAGAAAATTAGTAGTATTAAAAAAGCTGTCAAGCTTTCTACTCCTCCTGAAAGATGTTACAATCCTATACCGGATGGTAAGTCTGGTAACATGCAACTTGCAAAAGGCTGTGTATATTGTAGACATAAGTTTGAATGTTACAAGGATTCAAATGAAGGAGAAGGTTTACGAGTATTTAAATATTCAAATGGTTATAGGTATCTAACACAGACACCTAAAGCCCCTAACGTTATTGAGGTAACAGGATTATGAGTGGGAAAAAATCTAAAGAGCTAAGAAAGAAAGGCAAGGCTTTACTCATTGAGTGGATTAGAACAATGGTACCTGAAGGAGAAGACGGTACCCGTATCAATGAACAGAACTTGTCTGAGTTCTTACCACAGCAAACACATTTCTTTGCTAACGGACAGCTTAGACTAAGTGCCTATACTTTAAAATGGTTTTACAAGAAAGTAAAACGTAACCCCGATGTAACACTGGAGAACATTAATGCCTAAGAGAGTACCTCGGAAACCGAGACCAAAGAAGACTGGAGTACCTAAAGGGTATGACAGTTTATGGGAGTATGACATTCACCAAACCATTCTACAAGGTTGGAAACATCATTACGAATCTATTAAGTATATCATTAAGAAAGATTATGAAGTAGACTTTGCTAAAACAATAGAAGATAAAACTATCTTACTAGAAGCTAAAGGCAGGTTCTGGGACCATGCTGAGTACAGTAAATACATATGGATAAGAAAAGCACTACCCTCTAACATGGAGCTAGTGTTCTTGTTTCAAAAACCTTTCTCTCCTATGCCGGGAGCTACAGTAAGAAAGAACGGAACCAAACGAACACACGCTGAGTGGGCTGAAACAAATAACTTTAGGTGGTATAGTGAAGATACTTTACCCGATGACTGGAGAAACGATGAACTATAAATTTAATGAAGGACAATTAATACAAGAGGTACAAGCCTATATTGATGGTACATACGGTGAGCACTACGCTTCAGA